GATAAAGACAAGAAGAATGCTATCGCCTTTGAACTTTCGACAATGGCTGAAAAACACGCGCAGGAACTTGCTAAAGCGCAACTTGAAGTTAATAAGACAGAAGCGGCACACAGAAGCCTGTTTGTGTCGGGTTGGAGACCTGCTGTTGGTTGGACTTGTTGTATTGGACTTGCGAGTCAGTACATTCTTATCCCGATGGCAAATTTTACGCTTGCTCTTGCCGATTCTACCATTGAAATCCCTGTACTAGATATGGCTACTATGATGCCAGTACTAATGGGTATGCTTGGTTTAGGTGCTATGCGGACTATAGAAAAGACTAAGAACGTACAGAGGGATAGATAATGTCAGCAACGAATCCTTATTACAGACCGCCTGAAGAACTTAAAAGAACTCCTACATACTTTGAGTTGTTTGGAAATATAAGTCCAGAAGAAAAAGCAAAGAATCAAGAACGTATTGATTATCTTTCAAGCCGTACTGATTTAGATTTTTATTTAAGTCCAGAAGAAGTTTCTCAGTTACAACAAGACTTAAGTAATAACACATACAACGATGAGCTGTACAAAGAATACGATAAAAGAGTAACCTATGGTCGGACTATAGCAGGAGTAATGGGAGAAGATTATGATTATACTTCTTCTAGTTTTACAGAAGCTAAACAAAAAGCTGACCAAGTTTATATACAGTCTTTGCAAAACAATTTAAGCAAAGCGGAAAGCCCTGAAGAGCGTGAAAGAATACAGTCCTATATTGATAGAGGACCTTTAGTTTTTGATAACGAAACATTAAAAGAAGTGCGAGACGCAAATCTTAATAAAGCATATTCAGAAGATAAGTTTTTAAGTACAGCTTTAAACGCACAATCTATGGTGATGGGTGATTTTCTACAAAGAAATGACATGCCTGTTTCTCAAAGAGTAGATATATCTTATGAAGACCAACAAGCCGCAGGTAGAGGTGCTACTCAATATTTGAATACAGGTACTTTGGCTCATATGTTACCTACAAGCAGTGCCGATGCAAACGCGGGTATGTACAGTGTTAATTTTGAGTACGATGAACAACCATTAGAAATGGGCAGTTCGCGTTCTGGTGATGGAGAACTTGGAACATACAGTATGTATACTGCTATCCCACAAGTTACGGCTCAAGATAACAAACCGTGGCTGTCTCCTTTTCAAGATGTAATGGATGTTCTGTCTGTAATATATCCTCCATTAGCCCCTGTGTTTCAAGGTGTAAGTAACTTAGCGGAAACAGAAGATTTAGAAGAGTCTATAAAAACAGCAGGTAAAGTGTATGTTGGTGGTGAATTAGTTAAAGGAGTAACTGAAGGAATAGGTAGTAAATTATCTGAGTCTGGTGTTGAAATACCCACAGGAGAAGTAGATGCGGCAACAGGAACTGCACAAACAACAACTCTTGGTGAGGCTTTTAGTAACTTACCTGAGTCAGTTCAAAACGTAACAACAAATACTATAGGCGGTGTTATCGGAGGACAAAACCCTGAAGAGGCTCTTACAGGTGCTATTAAAGGAGAACTTACTAATGTTACTGTAGATTCTGCTATTGAAGGTCTTGATATAAACGAGGATAAACTTGTTTCTGATGTTAAAGGCGCACTGGGTCTTGACCCTGACTTTGAACTTCCTGCTCCTATACAAAATATTGTAAATCAAACAACAGATGCTTGGGTTGCAGGAGACTCTGCTTCGGATGCTTTTGATTCTTCTATAGAAAGTGAAATTAAAGATTACGTAGGTGGTGTAGCTGAAGATGTGGTTAAAGTGGGAGCAGGTGTAATAGGCGATGCGCTTCCTGATGTAGACATAGACTTTGAAACACCGCAGATTATAAAGGACGTTGGTGATGTAGCGGTAGATGTATTCGGACCACCATTAGAGTTCGTAGGTGAAACCTTTGAGCCAGTAATAGAAGCAGGTGAGCAAGTATTGTCAACAGCAGAAGATGTACTAGAGCCTGTTAAAGAAGTTGTAGAAACCGTAGGAGAGCCTGTAGTAGATGCAGTAGACAAAGTTATAGATGCTGTAGACAGTCCTCTAGGAGATTTACTAGAGGGTGCATTAGGCGGTACAGGAGGCATGATGTCAGGGGCTAGGAAACCTTCACAGGTAGAAGGACTGTTTGACAAAGAGTTATTTAAATTTGACACAGAGATTAAGTCTACACAAAGAATGCTTAGTCCAACAAATACAAGAAGGTATGGATAATGACTTACTTACAACTAGTAAATAGTGTACTAAGAAGACTAAGAGAAAACGAAGTAACTACTGCTGTTGGTTCTACTGCTAGTGGCTACACTAAACTTATAGGTGACTTTGTTAATGATGCTAAACGTATTGTAGAGGATTCGTGGGACTGGTCTTCGCTACGTAACACGTTTACTATCAACACAGTAGCTAATACATTTAGTTATAATATAAGTGGTACAGGCACAGCCAGTAAGACGCTAGATGTGATTAATGATACGTCTAACTTCTTTATGCGACAAGCTACTTCTTCTTATATGAACAGTGTTTTCTTAAACTCTGAACCACCTAAAGGCGCACCTAACTACTACGCTTGGAATGGTTTTAATGCTGACGGTTATTTAACTGTAGATGTATTTCCTATTCCTGACGGTGTATATACATTACGTTTTAACATGGTGGATAGAACAGCACCATTTACTGCTGATGCTACAGTACTTGGAGTACCATCAGCACCAGTGATTCAATATGCTGTTGCTTTAGCTTCCCGTGAACGTGGTGAGACAGGTGGTACATCAGCACAAGAACTATATGCTTTAGCTGACGCTACATTAGCTGATGCTATAGCTATGGACGCGGCACGATTCCCTTCTGAAACTGTATGGACGGCTTGCTAATGGCTCAAAAATTACAGACAATATCAATTAAGGCGGCAGGGTTTTCTGGTTTAAATACCGAAGACTCTCCTGTAACTATTGACCCGTCTTTTGCGGAGAAAGCAGAGAACGCTGTAATTGACAAACATGGTAGAATAGCGGCACGTAAAGGTTGTGTGCCTATATCAACAACCAACTATGCTGTCTTTGATGGCAAGCCTGTTAAATCTCTGTTTGAGTTTGTAGACTATGACGGTATAAAAACTTTAGTATCTACAGGTAACAATAAAATAGTTACAGGCACAACTACTTTAGTTGACAAAACACCTGTAGGGACAACCATTACGGATGACAACTGGAAAATAGCTAGTTTAGCAAACAAGTGTTTTATGTTTCAACGTAATCACGAGCCATTGGTTATGACTGTTGGTTCAGGCGGTACTGTTACTGTTGAAGAAATAAATGGCAGTCAACACTCTAATGGTACACCTCCACAAGCAAATGAGGTTATAGCGGCATACGGTAAACTATGGGCGGCTGATGTAGCAGGAAATAAACGTACAGTATATTGGTCTGACACGTTGATTGGTGGTCATTGGAGCGGAGGTGCTTCAGGCTCACTAGACTTAACTAATGTATTCCCTAACGGCTACGATGAGATTGTAGCGTTGTCAGCACACAACGGCTTCTTAGTTATATTCTGTCGTAATTCTATTATTATATACGAGGGGGCTGAAACACCTCTTGACACCGCTTTTAAACTGCATGATATTATTGAAGGCATTGGTTGTATTGAAAGAGACTCTGTACAAAACATAGGTACTGATGTACTGTTCTTGTCCAACGAAGGTGTGCGTAGCTTAGGTAGGACAATACAAGAAAAGTCAAGTCCCGTGGGCAACATTAGTAAAAATGTACGTACAGATTTAATGGAATCTGTTAGGAATCATAGAGGGAATCTTAAAAGTGTATACAGCCCGCAGGATGCTTTTTATTTGCTGTCGTTTCCTGAAGATAAGATTGTATATTGTTTTGATTTGAGAAATTTACTACAAGATGGTTCAGCTAAAGCAACTACTTGGACAGGTTTAGTTCCAGATAGTTTGTTAGTGTTGTCTGACGATAGTTTATACTTAGGGATAAGTGTTATTAGCGACAATGCGGGAATATTTAAATACTCAGGATATAGGGATAGATTAAGTTTCGGGGGTCTTGAGAATATTTGTATATTTAAGTACGAAAGTACAGCAATGGACTTTGGTATTTCTTCTAATTTAAAGTTTCTTAAAAAGTTTGAAGCTACTATTGTAGGTAACGCAGGAGAGCAGTCAGGTCTTATATGGTACTGGGATTATGACAATAATGACTACAACAACATCGCATACTTACCAGAAGCAACGGAAGTTAATGCCGCAGAGTATAACATTTCTGAGTTCGGGATAAGCGGCTCGACACTTACTGTTCCTTTTGCTATAGACAATCAGGCAAAAAATGATGGTAGTTCTACAACACCTTACTTAGGAGAGTTTACATCAGCACCTAGTGCGAGTACATTAAATTCTATGTATTATAACTTAACAAACAATAAACTGTTTTATTCAAATGGTTCTGCGTGGATTGAAGCAACAACAGTTAACAGTAACTTTGTTTCATCAGAATACACAACAGGGGTTTACATACAAACACCATCCGTCAACGCATCAGGTAGCGGTAAAGTTTTACAAGTAGGCATTAGCGCAGTAATACAAGGCAAACCATACGCAGTACAAAGTATTGACATATCAGTTTTACTAGGGAGAACAAAATAAATGTCAAATTATTCTAAAACAACTAACTTCGGTGTCAAAAATACTTTAATTTCTGGTACTGCGGATAAAAAACTTAACGGTGCTGAATTTGATACTGAGTTCACTGCTATTCAAACAGCCATTGCTACTAAGGCTGACTTAATAAGTCCTGCTTTTACAGGTACAGCAACAGCAATAAACTTTACAGTCTCAGGCACAACAACACTAGCAGGTACTTTAGCGGGTACTTTCACTATTGACGGAG